GGTCCCAGAGACCGCACCAGAGCCGAAGGCTGCAGAACCCATCATCAACCACAACGTCGAACCGCTCAAGGACGTCGCACTGGCTGTGTCCGGCTCTGACGACGTCCGCAAGTACCTCGACGGTTTCACCACCGAAGACCTCAAGACAATGACCGAGGAACGCTACGGCGAGAAGGTCCACCCACGTATCGGCAAAGACAAGCTGATCGACAAGATGGTCGAACTGGAAAGCGTGAAGCTGACCGGGGAACTCGACAAATACGAAGAGTGATCTGATCTGATTTATTGTCCAACTACGCCGCCTTAACAGGCGGCGTTTTTGTTTGTCAACACTCCTGACCGATGTTATCGAGACTCGTGACATCCATCGAATAGTGTGATATATCTGGTACAACAAAATAGGAGACTGCCATGTACATCCGTGTGTATGCCCCAGACGGGGAACCCTTTGATGTCACACGCGAGCGTGCTGACACCCTTATCTTGCAGAAAGGCTGGACCCAGACGGCGTCCGCCCCAACTCCTGTGTTCTACGCCCCTGTTGAGGTGGTCGAAGAAACCGTCGCTGAGCCTGAGCCTGCGCCGGAAGATGAAATCGCGGACGAGGAACCTGCTGCGCCGATCAAGACTCGCACACGTTTCAAGAAGTCCAAGTAACCCCCGGAGACATTTATGGGATTGTTTGATTCCGCTGACCGGGATGAAAAGGTCATGGGGTCCTTCATACTCAGCGAGATACGTGATCTACGCAAGGGAATGGAAGGACGTGACGGGGAACTCCGAGGGGAGATTGCCGCTGTAAGGGATGCCGTGGCAACCCTTTCTGAAAGCGTGAGCCGGTCCCACACAAAAGCAGATGGTATTCAGACCGACATGGAGACCATGTCGAATGATCTACGACGTCTCCGCGTCGACATAGACGAAATTCAAAGCAGTACCCACTTCGAGAAGATCAAGTCAGGATCGGCGTGGGACGGCCCAAAGAAGCTCTTGGGAGCGACCATTGCTGTTGCAGCCGGTGTAGCAGCAATCAGCGCAATCGTCAAGGTCTGGCCCATACTGCTCGCCTTCGGCGCTCTGTAAGGAGCACGATACCACCCTCATGCGCCTGTGGGCATGCCGCCTATTTGGAAAGTGTGAGGCAATACCAGCTAGGAGACCTCTATGGCTGACGGAACAACAATGACCCCCGAAGATTTCTTCGAAACTCATGGGGGCGTTACCGTCCCCAGCGCAAAGGCCACCCGTCGCAAGGAACGCAAGGCAGGCAAGGAAGCGAAGCAGTACCGTCGCACCCCCAAGCCGATCACGCCGCGCAATCCCAAGCAGGCCGCGTACATTGACAGTCTCACAACCAACGGCATCACGTTCGGTGTTGGTCCTGCAGGGGTCGGCAAGACCTACGTCCCCTCCCGCGTCTACGGCAACATGCTCATGACCGGTCGGATCGACAAAATTTACGTGGCCCGCCCAAACGTCTCCAAGAACAAGCACCGGAACGGGTTCCTTCCGGGCACCCTAGAAGACAAGACCGCCCCGTGGTTGGTACCAATCTTCGAAGGACTGCAGGACTCGATGGGAAAGGCCGAATTCGAGCGTTTCCGCAAAGAGAAAAAGATCGAAGAGGTCCCCTACGAATTCATTCAGGGTCGGACGTTCAAGGATGCGGCATGCATCATTGACGAAGCCGAAAACCTCGACGTCGAAGACCTGTACATCACGCTCACGCGGATCGGCGAAGGCTCGATGATGTGCCTGTGTGGTGACATCTATCAGGCTCGTATCCCGAACAGTGGTCTGGGAATGGTGATCCAGATGGCAGAAGAGGACGAGCACGACGACACCAGCGTGATCGTGTTCAACGAGAACGAGTGCGTCCGTAGCCACCTCGCCGCGCAGTGGGTCAAGAGCTTCCACCGCCGTGGACACCTGCTCGGATTCCACGATGCATCCAAAAGTGCGGAGGTATTGCGCGACTGGGCGAACTGTGGTATGCATGAAGCTACCAATTTCAACGGGCACATGCCCGCATTCATGGAAGGAGCCGCCTGATGGCATTCACGTTCGTCGTCGAGGACGGTACCGGTCTCACGACCGCGACTTCCTACGTCTCGGTGGAAGACGCCGACGACATCCTCACGATGAACATCCATGCGGATGCAAGCTGGACACTGCTGACAACAGAAGTGAAAGAGAGGCTCCTTGCGTGGGCCTCTCGCTATCTGGACGAGCGGACGCGTTGGTATGGAATGAAAACAGTCGAGGCTTCCGCACTGCGGTGGCCTCGCTGCGGCGTGATGGATCGAGATTACATCGAACTGTCCCCCACGATGGTCCCCCGTCAGTTGAAAATCGCCACGGCGGAGATGGCACGGTATCTCATATCCGAGGACCGCACCACCGAGCGGGATCAGGATGCGCTGTCTCGCCTACGTGCGGACGTCATTGAACTGGAATTCGTTGAGGGCTACCGCCTGCCGCAGGTTCCGTCGCATATGCAGTACCTGATCAAAGGCCTCGGGGCAATCAGTTCCGGTAACGGGATAAAGTTCCGCAGGATCATTCGGTAATGGGTTTCAAATCTCTCATCGAAGGGCAGGTCCAAGGGGCCATGCGAATCCTTGGCACCGACTCTGACGGACTTGCCCAGCGCCGCACGTATCTCGGTGTCAGTGAGGGCGTCTATGACGACCAGACCCGCCGTGTGTCTACGGTGCTCACAGAGTATTCTGACGTGCCTATGGTGTTGGTCCGATTCAGTATCAACGACATGGACGAAAGCGTCCGACCGCAGACCGACCGGGTGGCGCTGATCGCTGCTTTGGACCTTGCAGTCGTCCCGGATGAAAACGACAAGATACGTGACATCGACGGTGTCGAGTACACCATCATGAAGCTGATGTCGGACCCAGCCGACGCGTTGCACAAAATCCACTTGCGGAGGGAATAACGTGTCCGAGGTAGTGGTGAACGGACCCCAGTTTATTGCAGGCCTTGAGGACTACGAAGAACGGTTCCATAAGATGTTCCGCAAACGCATCCAGATGCTAATGACAGAAGGCATGCGCAGGCTGATCGCAAAGACCCCAGTACAGACTGGTGCAGCCGTCGCCAGCTACGTTGCATCCGTAGGCTCCCCAACCGCTCGCGCGCATGGTGGGTTCAAGAGACAGCCCGGTACGAACAAGATGTCTCTGGGTTCGGAACAGAACAGGGGTGCCGCAGCAGGCGTCGCTAACGCGACCCTAAGCAGTGTCAATTTCTCGGACCCGTTCGCGACATACTACATCACCAACGCCGATCCGAACATCGGCGGGCTTGAAACAGGGTCCCTACCCAGAAGGCCTTTCCGCCCCCGATCCCCTGCAGGCATGTTTGGGGTAACCGTACAAGAGCTTATGGCTCTTCTCAACTCAGGCAGCATATAATGACACCAGAAATGATTGCGACATGTGAGCGTCACGCCGTGGACGTCATGGCAGCGGCTTTCCCCGCCGTCCCGGTCTACCGTTCTGGTGAGGCGATTCCCAAAGAGGTGTCCGTATACGTGCTCTTCTATGTAGTCCCATCCGACGAGGTATTCAAGACCGGGATCAGTGAAAATTCAAAGAGCCGAAACGTGGGGCTTCTGCAGGCAAACGTCCGAGGCCCGAAGGATCAGGGAGCGGGATATGTCGGTGATATTGCCATGGCACTGGCAAGAGGTTTTCAGCGGTTTCCCATTGAAGTCGGCAGCGAGGGCTGGTGCGTCTGCCGTGAGGCAGCAACCAAGGATATGGGGGACGATGAAGAGGAACACGAATACATGATGCGGGTCCCTTACCGGTATGATTTCGTTTTTCCTACTTGACATGATGGGTGATTCTGCCCTATTCTGAACCGTTAATTCGTACGACTTGACTTTTGCCGCTAGGTTGGATAATGTGCATGCACAGGGTGAGTGTACGCCACCCATCGTAATGAGATTCTCAAGGGTGAGCGCAAGCCTCCCAAATCATCCAAGGAGGCCACCCTAGTGTCTTTTGCTGACGCAAACCGCGCATCTATTCGTGTTATCGAGGAAACCACGTGGGCCACAACCCCTACGTCCGGTCCAACACGTGAAGTCCGACTGACTTCGTCCTCGCTGTCCGCCGGTAAGGAAACCGTCATTTCGGATGAAATCCGCGCAGATCGTATGGTCTCGTCGATCACCGAAGTGTCTGCGATGTCCGAAGGCGATATCAACTTTGAACACTCCGCTGGTGCACAGGATGAGTTCCTTGCTGCATTCGTGATGGGCGCATGGTCGCGCCCCATGGAGCGTGACTTCGTCAAGGGCCGCTCCATCTCGGTTGCAACCACGAGCACCGTCGTTGTTTCCGGTCGTGACCTGACGCCCTACTTCGCTTCCGGTCGCCGGATCAAGATGGACGGGTTCATCAACAGCGCCAACAACGGATACTTCCAGATTTCCACTGTCGCATTCGCTGGTGGCAACACCACGTTCACGCTGACCGTGTCCACTCTGGTTGCCGAAGCTGGTACGTCCAACGCGTCCATCTATGACGCGAACGACGTTATCATCCTGCGCGACACCACGATTGCTTCCGACGCAACCGGCTTTGACTCCGGCGGCAACGACGCATTCGCTGCTGCAATCGCTGCTGGACAGCTTGTCCCCGGACAGAAGATTTTCGTCGACGGCCTGACGGCTCCTGTCGCAACGATCTTCGTCGACGACGCAACGCAGGACGCAAGCGATCTTGTATTTACGCTGACTGATGGTGTCAACACACACACCTTCACCGAAGGCGTAGATTTCACTGCCGGGTCGACTGGGAACACTTCGGCGTCCATCGCTGCCGCAATCATGGCGAAGCGCTACAACTCTGCTGCACCCCTGAACGTCCGTGTCACGATCACTTCTGCTGGCTCTGACGACACCGTCAACATCTTCAACCTGAACGAGAGCGGCGGCGCACTTACGGTTGTCACCGCTGCTGTTGCTGGTGTCACGCTCACCGATTACTCCACGTCCGGTGCTGCTGTACGCGGCTCCTACACCATCGTCAGCGCGTCCGACGACAACATTGTCACCAACCCCGTGCCTCCGCGCGTTATCGCGGCTGGCGGGGCTGTAACCGTCAAGGGTTCGATGCTTCGCAACCCCACGTCCGTGGCTGACATCGTCCAGCGTAAGTTCACCATCGAGACCGCCTTCAACGACGTCGGTCAGTTCATGGTACAGGACGGCATGGTTCCGGGCACGTTCTCTCTCGAAGTCGCAACCGGCGCGATCATCACCGGCACCATGGGCTTTCAGGGCCGCGAGACGCTTCTGCGTCAGACAACCCTCCTGTCCGATGCTGGC